CCATGACGTTTACTGTACGCTCGGATACGATGCTCCACGGAGAAAGCTTGTTCGCAGTCTCCTCGTCAAGAACAAATTTGATGCGATTGTACAGATATGGAATATCGAAGAACCGAATGTTCCATCCAGTAACGGCGTCAGGATACTCGCGCGACCACTCGCTTACGAAAGCAAGCAATAGCTCTTTCTCGCCGCGGCACTTGTAGTACTTGATATTTGGATTGTCTGTTTTGAACGCACCACATCCGAACACGTGGAATGTTTTGCCACGCTTGATCGTAATTGCGGTGACTTCATTCAACGCAGTCGCGACGTTAGGATATCCATTCTTCGTGGATACCTCGATATCGAGACTTACGACCTTAATCAGATCGGTATCGTATTTAATTTCGCCAGGATATTCTTCGTTCAAAAACGCATATACCCAACGAGTCATACCTTCGATAGGAAATCCTTCGACATCCTCATAACGCTTTAGAAATTCGCGTGCTTCGGACATACTATCGAATTTCATAGGTTCGCGCGGTCGACCATCAATCGATCTCCACTCGCCGGGTGTTTTACCACGAACGAATAGAGTCGGCTGATAGTTGACCTTGCGCGCGAATGGTCGACCATTCTCATAACCACGTACGAGAATGCGACCGCGATGTTCAAAAGCGGATGTATAAAATCTCATAAGCTTATTATAGCTTACTGTTTGTCTTTTTTTGTAAAGGGAATAATGTTTTCGTTAAGAGGGATGCGACTTGAAGGAGCCGCAGTTGTTTCTGGCATAATTAGACCAGGTTTCACCGAAGGAATGATACCAAGGAAACGCTCGGAATATGCGTTTACCATACCCTGTAGAGGAGTATACATGTACAAAATATGATGATCGGAAACAACGATTTCTTTCTTCGCCGCGAATGGCAAGTAATCAGCCATACCCGTTGTCGGACGACCTTGCCCGTCTGGAACCATTCCGATAGCGGCAGGATTGTGCAGTTTGGTTTTGTCTTTTGTAAACTCAGTGATTTTGGCGATTAAGTCCTCGCCAGATACAAGCTTAATGCCCACGATATTCATAATATTCTCCTTAAAAAGAAGGGGGCTTTCGCCCCCTCCCGGTTACTCTACGCTAATACGCTTAGGCTTCTTGGACTCAGGAATGACATTCTCCAGAAATACCTTGAGAATACCATTTACCATTTGCGCATTCTTCACGACAACGGTATCAGCCACGCTAAACTTACGTTCGAACGCACGCTCTGCAATACCCTTGAATAGAAGTTCGCCTTCCTCGGTTGCGTCGGCATTTGCCGCACCTGCAATCTTTAGAAGATCGCCATCGAGTGTGATTTCAATATCAGACTTGCCGAATCCTGCAACTGCCATCTCGATAACATAGGTGTTATCGCCAGTCTTACGAAGATTGTATGGTGGATATGCCATCAATTTTGCGGATTCAGTCACCGCCTTTTCGACGCGAGTGAAAAGATCGTCGAAACCGATTAGGCTTGCATTCTTACGATAAACGTCAAATAGTCCATTCATGCTTTTTCTCCTTTTAAATTAAGCGAGTTATGAAATGTGACCCAGAATGGCATCGCATTTCATGGTCTATTTATAGCACGACTGTTATTGGGAGTCAAGAATTTTCTTTAGGTCCGGCGGAGTATAGTTAGGACCTTTTAGGATTTTGCCATCTGGACGACGGATTGGCTTTCCATCCTCGCCCAATTTGCTCATGTTGGACCGATGTACTTCGGCAAAGCAAGCGTCAAGATCAATACCAAAAGCAGCGCCGGTGCCATAAACAACATAAAGAATGTCGGAAAGCGCGTCAGCAACTTCCACAATATTTCCTTTAGCAATTCCGTCTTTAAGTTCATTAAATTCTTCCTCGATTAATCTGATACGTAGACCTTGTACATCCGCATTCGGCAGACTGGGTTTTAGGCGAACCTCTTGCCCATAGGTGTTCATAAACTCCACAACTTTTTCATAATTCGTCATTATTACCTCACAAAGATTGCGTCACCAGTTCCGCGTTCATTATAGTACTTGCCTTGCAGCTTAAAGCCATATGGCAACAGTATGGCTTCAATATCTTTATATGTGCAAGCTCCTTCATATAGAGGCGTTTCGCTTGCTTCGATATAAATCGTTCCTGTGCTTTCCAATACGTCCTTATCGGCACCTTTAAGAACCAAATGCTCGCTACCTTGCGCGTCGATAACGAGCAAATCGATGTAAGGCATTTTGTCGATTAGCATGTTGTCTAGACGGTCGCATTCTACCGTAATTTCGTTAACGAAATCGATGGTGTGCATGTTAGGATTCGATTTGCCGAAAATGCTGGACGAAACTGAATTGGATGTCACATGCAATTTTTCGTATCCCACGTGCGCGAGCGCGAGTGCTTCAATTACCTCGATATTGCACCAGCCTGTGTGTAGGTTCGCGAGTGTACGTAGCTTCGCAGCTTCATTAGGCAATGGCTCGACAAGAATGATTTCTTTCGCGCCATGCAATACGTAAGCATCTACTTCCTGACCAGACGATGCACCTACATGCACGATGCTTTCGTATTTGATGCCTTTAAGAGATTGCTCCCTTAGAAACTGTTCCATCTTTATTTTCATGATTTACTCGCTTATGCCCAATGTTATATTTCGTGTGTAATGTCCAGTTTGCTTTGTCTTTAAACGGGATGATCTTGATTAGTGCAATCGGCGCACGGTCTGCAATTTGATTTTGATCGACGACTTCTACTAGAGACCATTGTTCCAGCAATGCGACAATCGTATTTCTGCGGAGACGATCCTCGTCGGAAAAGTTTGTGGACTTACCATCCAAACCAAGCAACTCTTTGAAATGTACGATATAATAACGCTTTTGCTTGTGTAGAATATGACATGACTGATAAAGCCGATTGTCGTTCTTAGGTGCTACACCAATTCGCGTCAACGTTTCACGTATTTTCAAAAAGTCCTCAGGATTCTTTAGTCTGATTTCGACCAGATCCTCTACTAATGTTCTTGTCATTCTCGCCACCTTTATAAAGTTTCTTTTTAATCATGGCAATCTGTTCTGGTGTTAGAACCCGTAGCGCGTTTTCCGCTTTCGCTCTACCAAATCCAAAGTACTCCATGACGATATCGAGATCGCCATTCTTCTCGGCTTTCGCCCACTTTCCGAATCGCTTTCTCTTACGTAGCGTATTTATAAGATAATCAAATTGACAAATATTGGGAAGTTGCCATCTTAGATTCATTTCGTTGGCGTAAAGAATGCCGTCGATATGATAGGACATAGCACGATTCGTCATGAATGCGCTGTATTCCTTCTCTGCCTGATCGGGCATATCGGCTGTACGAATCAAATCTTCCTTCGAAAAGCTAACAGCATCGATATATTTGAAAATATCAGACATAATCGTAAACATTCCTATCCGGCTTAATTGTACATTTTTTCTTATTGCGAATACTATGTAAAATGTGTTTTCTAGTGGTGTACTCAGGATTCATGTTTTCAAAAAACAATAGTTCCACATATTTCATCTTCAATGATATATCTTTAAAATTATATGGAACGATTTTTTCTACATCTTTGCGACTGATAAAATGCACGGAAAACTTAAAATCGCCATCTTCGAAAGGATAATGATTACGCATATGTCTAGCGGCAGGATATCCACCATTATTTTTTGAAAGATGAGCATATTCTAATGCAAATCTATAGACTCTTGTTCTTACTGAATTTTTATTCGCCGATGAATTTGATCCAACTGCTGCCGTTCTAGTTTTGCCTTTTTCATCTACAAACCTAATAGCATATACACCAGGACTATTCAAATCTTTATAATTGATATCATATCTGACAGTCAAACCATTCTTTTTACTTTTTCGTACAGTATCTTTATTGACACGAATGAAAAATTTGGTTCGTTTCATTCTTTGTTCGATATGCAGCCAGTGCTTTCGATCATCATTATTATAGCTGAGTATAGGTAAAAAAGTCATCACACAAACTCGCAATCCGCCATGATTTGGGTGAGGGCTGCAGCCATATTGATTTCTTGATCCATCACAAAGGCTGCCTTGTATTGATAGTCGGCAAGATGAATGACCAGTTGTGGAATCGACTGTGGCTTCATCTTCGTGGCTGCTACGTCATACAATTTACGGAACAATGCAGCGGTGTCCATCGACGAGTTAGCGCCGACCCACTTACGCATCGCACCGAAATCCTTGTCTTTCAAAATTTTGACAAGATCGGTAATGTCCACATCATTCAGATTTGCGAGAATGCCACTGTCGATTTTGTTGCCAGATGCCGCGGCATATCTCTGCAATTCGTTTAGAATACGACGGAAATCGGGATAGTAGCGAATCATCAATTCGCCAACGACTTTCTTATCGTATTCAACTCCTTCGATATCCATAATCTCGCAAAGGCGAGTCAAGAATTGCTTACCCAGCTCCATCTTCTCGGATGCAGGGATGCGGAAATCGACGACCGCGCATCGCGAGTGAAGCGGCGGAATGATGCGATTCTTGTAGTTGCATGTCA